CTGATGTCATTATTCGTGATTCAAGTAATAATGATTATTCAACATCAAGTATAAGTAGAGCTACGTATTGGAACTATACTGTTAAAACGACCAGCGGACGACCAACTCAATACTATTTTGAACGTACGATAAACCCAACACTATATCTATATCCTGCTGCAGATTCAGCATACACTCTAATATATTATGCTCTTGTTCGGATGAAGGACTCGGGCGATTACACGAATAATAATGAGATTCCTTTTCGATTTCTTCCATGTTTATCTGCTGGATTAGCTTATTACATAGCTATGAAAAAAGCGCCAGACAGAATTCAATTATTAAAACAAATTTATGAAGATGAGTTCCAACGAGCAGCGGATCAAGATGGTGAAAGAACAAGTTTATTTTTAACACCTAAAACATATTTACCAGGAGTCTAAATGGCTAGATATGCATCAGGTAAATTTGCACAGCGAATATCTGATCGTTCAGGTATGGCATTTCCTTATAATGAAATGGTGCAAGAATGGAATGGTTCATGGGTACATATTAGTGAATTTGAGCCTAAACATCCGCAGTTAGAGCCTTTACCAAAAGTATCTGATCCACAATCTTTACAATATGCTAAAGCACAGAAAATTAGTGCTATTGTTCCTTTGACAACAAACTTCTGTGGAAGAAATTTATTTGGTGTAAAAACACAAACAATTACACAGTTTAACCCCATACCCGCACCAGGGGCAGATGAGACAGTGACTGTTAATACAATGCAACCTTTAGAAGGGACAGATCAAGAGAATAAAGATATAGAAATTAGTTCATTTTTAGGTACAATAACAGTGAGTATAACATGACCACTTATTCAGAATTAGTAGATCAAATAAGAAATTACACAGAAACATCTAGTGATGTTTTAACCACAACTATAATTAATGATCTTATCAATCAAGCAGAACTTCGTATTTTTAGAGAAGTAGATCTTGATGTATTTAGAGCTTATCAATTTACAACATTAACACAAGGCAATGAGTTTATTACATTACCTGGTGCTACTCCAAGCACTATGTCATTTGTAAGAACAGCCTCTATTTATCCAACTGTAGGAACAGATGCTAACGTAAGAACTTATTTAGTACAAAAAGATATTAGTTATATGACTGAGTACTGGCCTAATAGAACTACACAATCAAAACCAAAATACTATGCTATGTGGGATCAAAACACAATATACCTTGCTCCAACTCCAGATACAGCATATAAGATAGAATTAGCTTTGAATCGTAATGAAACAGGTCTTTCTACCACTAATACCACAACATGGGTTAGTCAGAATGCACCACAAGTTTTGTTGTATGGCTGTTTAATTGAGGCTTTTAAATTCCTCAAAGGACCCTATGACTTACTTGCTCAATATGATAAAAGTTATCAACAAGCTGTAGAACGCTTGCAAATAGAACAACAAGGTAGACGAAGAAGGGACGAATATCAAGATGGTGTTATTCGAGTTCCTTTGCAGTCACAACAACCATAGGAGATAAAAGATGGCTATATCACAAGCAGTGTGCAACTCTTTTAAAGCAGAGCTTTTAGAAGGGAAACATGATTTTGCGAATGGTGGACATACTTTTAAAATTGCGTTGTTTACATCAAGCGCAACTTTAGGAGCAACAACTACTGACTATTCGACAACAAACGAAATAACAAATACATCTGGTTCAGCTTACGTAGCGGGCGGAGAAACTTTAACAGGTCAATCTGTTACAGGTGGTTCAGGAGCATCAACAGCTTATGTTGATTTCTCAAATGATCCTCAATGGACTTCTGCTAGCTTTACAGCAAACGGAGCGATGATCTATAACACTACAACAGATGGTGGAACTGGAACAACGGACGCAGTATGTATTTTAGCTTTTGGTTCTGATTTTACAGCAACTAACGGCACGTTTACTATTCAGTTTCCAGCACCAGGTACGAGCACAGCTATACTGAGATTATCGTAAGGATTTAACATGGCATTGATTATCAATGATCGTGTTAAGGAAACCACGACAACAACAGGAACGGGAACCGTGGACCTTGCAGGAGCAAGTGATGGTTTTCAAACTTTTGTCGCTGGTATCGGTACAACTAATACAACGTATTATTGCATTACGATGCAATCAGGTAGCACGGAATATGAAATAGGAATAGGCACTGTTACAGATGCAGCCCCTGATACATTATCAAGAGACACTGTTTTAGAGAGTACAAATAGTGATAATTTAGTAAATTTTTCTGCAGGTGCAAAAGATGTATTTTGTACATATCCAGCAAGGAGGGCGCCATCCCCTGTCATGGATCCTACAGCTTATGTTACTACACATAATTCTACTATCAGTGATACACAAACAATGGACTCTGGCGTTTTAGCTGGACCTGTATCTATTACAGGGACACTGTCCGTAACAGGGAATTTATTTATTTTATGAGCACGCTTGAAGTAAATAAAATTATACCACAAGGATCAGGCACTGCTCTTCAAATTGGAGAGAACGGTGACACCATAACGTTGCCAACAGGAACAACGATAACATTACCTAACGGATCAGTTACCAACGACGAACTAGCAGGTTCTATTGCTAATGCAAAATTAGCGAATTCATCAATTACAATTAATGGATCATCTGTTGCTTTAGGTGGCTCAACCACTGTACAAGCAGTTTTAACATTTCCAACAATCAGTTCTATAAATCCTAGTGTTATAGAAAACACACAAACAGCAGTTACTATAACAGGAACAAATTATATTTCTGTTCCTTTTGTCGATGCAATTAATTCTTCAACAGGAGCTATTGTGTCAGCAGACTCAGTATCGTTTACAAGTGGAACAACTATTGTAGCAACATTTACTTTACCTGTAGATGGCACCTATTTTCTTCGTGTAGAAAACACTGACGGACTAGCCGTACGATCAGGTTCAGCATTACTAACAGTATCAGACGCACCAGCTTGGCAAACAGCGGCGGGTAGTCTCGGTAGTTTTGCTGCAGGGTCATCTGTTGGAACGATTACCATTACAGCGACAGATGCTGTCTCTTTTGCTGTAACGTCTGGGGCTTTGCCTGGAGGTCTTACGTTGAATAGCGCAGCAACTAATGCTACAATAACAGGAACAGAGTCAGGAGCAACAAGTGCTACGACGTATAACTTTACGGTGACGGCGACAGATGCAGAAGGCCAAACGGCAGATAGGGCATTTAGTATAGCAATAACTGTAGGGCAACAAAATAGTTTAAGGTTCGCATAATGTCAGGATATTTAACAGATTCAATAAGTTCAACAGGAAGTAGAACAACATTTACTATTAGTGCGTGGGTTAAAGTTAATGGCACTACTATAAATCAAACTATATTTGGTGCAGGTACAGCAACAACAAATACTGGTAAATTTTATTTTGCTATTAATAATAATCAAGTTAGAATAGGTGGTGGAGCAAATGTTTACAGAGTAACAACAGGATTATTTAGAGATCCAGCATCTTGGTATCATCTTGTTTGTGCTGTTGATACAACTCAAGGATCAGATGGAAATAGAATAAAATTATATGTTAATGGAGAATCATATACAGATTTTAGTGCTGGCTATAACACAATACCTTCAAATCAAAACACTCCTGTTAATGAAAGTGGTAAAATAAACACTTTTGGTGCTGAACAAGGTGGCGAAAAAAGTTGGGATGGACATATGACACACATGGTTTTGGTAGATGGTGCTCAATTAACTGCAAGTAATTTTGGTGAAACTGACAGCACAACAGGTGAGTGGAAACCTAAAGCTGATCCTACAGGTGTAACCTACGGAACCAATGGTGTGTTTATGAAATGTGAAAACTCAGGAAATTTTGGTTTAGACTCTAGTGGTAATGGTAATAATTACACAGCAAATAGTTTTCCTACAGGAGCATTTTCTACAGATTGCGCTAGTAATAATTTTTGTGTTATGAATCCATTGGCAAATAGATTTGCGGGTTCAACTTTTACTAATGCTAATTTATCAGTAGCAATGGGATCATCTCAAGCTACTTTCAATACAGGCACTTTTGGTTTAACAAAAGGTAAATGGTATTTCGAAATGAAACCAACTGCTTTAGGTAGTGGCACTGATAACTGTTTAGTTGGTATAGTTTCACGTTCAGATTCGAATGGAACATCAGATTCTTTAGGTGAGCCTACATCTATTGTATATAGAAATAACGGGCAAAAAAAATCTGATAGTGTTAATGCAACCTATGGCGCTTCGTGGACAACTAGTAATATTGTTATGGTAGCTATAGATGCAGATAACAATAATATTTATTTTGGAACTGATGGACAATGGGCTGACGGGAGTGGAAATAATGATGAATCTAACCCTACATCAGCTATTTCTTTTACAAATACAATGATAAGCGATGGTGTAGTATTTCCTGCTTTTGGAGATTTGAGCACAAATTCTCCTGAGCCTGCAGCGCAATTTAATTTTGGCAATCCTCCTTTTACTATATCATCAGGCAACGCAGACGCAAATGGTTTTGGAAACTTT